GGATAACTTCGCCAGCTATCCATCTGGCGTGTGATTTTTCGCTTAGTCTCACGCCTTTTGGGAATGTCGGGTCTTTAACGATTACATTCGCAGTCCGTTGGTATTTGCAGCCAACTAATGCCGCTACATATTCCAATGGAATTAAGTTTTGGCTTTTTTCTGTAAAAGCGGAAACAGCCATCACTTTAATTGCTTCTGACATTTCTTCTTCCGCTTTTTCTGATAGAGTTATTTTATCCATAAAAGCTCCAGTAATAGCTATTATTAATTAAGAGGCTCAATACTGAAATAACTAGCACTTAATACAACGCCTTGATGTATGTATTTAGCGGTAGGGAATATTTGTTTAATAACCGCTCTAGCTTTCTTTTCATTGGCCTGTCCATTAAAAGATATGGACAATATATCGGCACCGCTATGCTTACTATACATAATTGATGCTTTGTCGCTTTTAAAGCCAAGAGTTAAACCCCAATCAATTTTAAATTCGAACCCGTGCTTTTCTAGCTTCTCAATAATTTCTTCCTTTTTCATGTTTGTTTCCTTTTAAAAATAAAAAACCGCCCATAAAGAGCGGTTATAGTGATTTATTTTAGTTAGCCGATAAACGATATAGCAAATGTTCAAAATCGGCTTTGTGGGCTTGTTTAAGCGGTTCTATAAGCTTTCTCGCTAGTGGTAAAGATTTGTCATAGTAACGCTTATATTCTGTGTGATGTCCGTAAACTGTCGGACTATATGACGAACCAATTACTTCTAACGGTTTAATCAATCTTCCAAGCAACCAATTCATCTGACCGTGCGAGAATAACAAAAGAGTAAGATTTGATATTTCTTCTTTCGTTAAATCGAAAGTAAATCTTTCTTCTGCTGGTGGAAGTGCAATAGGCTGTAAGTTCGTAATGAACGCCATCGCATTTCCGAATTGGCTTTGTGGAATTTGGTCGTATTTTGCAACCTTGAAAGCAGATTTTAACTGACGGTAGATTTCTTGCCAGTGTAACCCTGTTCTGTGATGCGCTTGTTGTACCGCTGATTGAATCGCCTGTTGTTGTTCTGGTGTAATTGTATTTGGTAAAAGTGCGGTCGAATTTTTGTGTAAATTTAAGAACGCACGTAATACAACTAAATGGAATTTAGGACTAATCCACATTGCATAGGCAAGCATTAATTCTTCGCAAGCGTAAGTGCTTGGATTTTTACCGCCACGAACCGTTTTTACTACCGAAGTAGGAATTCCTACTTTGCCCTCAATCTCTATTTCAGAGATTAATTCTTTGGTTTGTTGGTTTGATAAAAATAAGACAGGTTTATGCTTTTGCTCACCGCCACTTGCTCTATGCAGATCCGTTAGTGAATAAAGATTGTCTAATTGGCGAATTGAATTGTTTAGAATTGTTAAGTTTGACATTTTTTATGCCCTCTATGAGTTAGTTCTTAATTCGACCAACCTTAGTAGGGTTGATCGGGCTTCAACTACTGCTCATAGACAGCGGAGCGTATTTCCTTTCGGTATTTTATTAGGCTCTCTCGACCCGATCATTGAAATCACCAGATCTGGTGATTTAAATTTTAGGCATAAAAAACCGCTATGCTTTCGGGTGCGGATTGCCGCTATGAGTTTGTAGTGCGGTAATCATAATCCGAAGTATAAGCGGTGTCAATATAAATCAATTTTTTCAATATCTTATCCAATCGCCCAGCAAAACGCTTTCCACGCTACGCCAAAGAATAAGCCAGCAGTTGCACCAACTAAAACAATGCCGACTAACAAAGATATGAATAACGATAGCCATATAATAAAGTCTTTCATGTTTTGCTCCATTAATATAAATCTTCTGAAAATAAAATATTATCGTTAGGCGAGCCTGATAACCGTATAATTTGCCCTTGCTCTTTGGCAATTTCCATTGCTTCTTTGCGATCTACAAATCTACCTTTATTAGTTAAGAATCCTTGTTCCCAGTCTAAAAGGGCATAATTGTATTGTTTTTCCAATTCTTTAATCTGCTTACGCATAAAGGGATCATAGTGTCTTAATCCATATACTGTATGGGTAATTTCACTACCATCTTCATTTGTACCATCTCGCTCATCAACAAATACTTGGCAAGCAGAGCATACAATACGCTCAGGAATATCAACATATTCTCTTTTTTGGTTTAAGAGTTTAATAAATTCGCTGAATAACGCCTGTCTTTCTTCAGGCGTTTGCTGTTTGATTAAATTAATAATATCCATCACTTTCCCCTAAAACAAAAGGCGCTCACTTGGAACGCCTATTGGATTTGTTAAATATTGATTTACTGCTTTGTATATATCCACTATTAATTCAAGTGGAATGTTAGATCTGAAATTGTACGAATGATCCAAGTGTTTCATTCTAATTTCACTCTTCTTTTTGTGATTGTGCCGTAAAGGTAATTTGATATTGCTTTTGAATTTCGTTGCTTTCTTGTGAGGAAAGCCATAGCAATGATAGTGAGCTAAGTTATCAAACGGAATTTTAAAACTTAAAATATCGTCTATATAATGCCAAATCTTGCTGCTTGCTGGATTTTCTATTACATAAACTTTCGGATTGTAACGTTTGATAATTTCTATCGTGTTGTAGATACAAAGTTCACCATTAATGCGGTTTAGGAAAGAACGGTCATATTTAAATTGGACGTGCGGTAAATCATAATCCGCACGACTTCTAACCGTAAATTTTGATAACTCACGATTTACTGCACCAGTCTCCTGTTTCCAACTTGCATTACCTCCCCACATCGCACTTGCAACCGACCAACTCTCACAAGGCGGACTAGCTATAATTAAATCAGGTTTAGGCAGTTTATCAAGCTCATCAAATAGCTTATTATCGCCAAACATACGACTATAATCAGCTAAATTAAGATTAATAAAATGGTTATTTTTACTCTCAATATCTATGCCGATAGGGTAGATTTCGATTGATTGATTGATTGACTGACTGATTAAATAGCTCTGCACCTTGCGTATAGCAACCATTGCCACTATCGAATAAAGCCCAAACAATCATATCAATCACCAGCTTTATGGTTTACCTTTGCCATATCAACCACTGGCAACATATCAACCAATGGTCGCTGCGTGTTTGTTTCTTGCGGTGTATCGAAATAATGCTTCGCCCATAAAATAAATTTCTCAAGGCGACGACTATTTCTCTCGATTGAAAATTCTGAAATTCTGATAATTTCATTTCTCAACTCGCTATCAAATGACGACCAGTAATTAATCGCATCTCGGATAGCCAATTTCACCGATTCTTGATTTTCACTATTGATTCTCGCAAAGAAATAGCAGGTAAAAATATCTTTAAATCTAGAGTAGGGTACGCCCACTTTAATTTCATTCATTTTTGCCCCTTGTTCTTATCTGTGTAATTAACTAACTCACGGATTTTCTCACGCACAAGCTCAAGAGCTTTTTCTAAACCCCGTTCTTTCTCGTGTAATTCCGCTAATTCGTGTTCTGTTTCTTTGTTCATAATTCACCTAAAAGAAAACCGCCTTATTTGGCGGCCTCAATCATTTTTAAAATACGTTCTGGAGTTTCTTTTACTACCACATTATGCTCGTCAGAAAACTTAACAATTGAGCAGTCATTGTGTGATGATGTTACAGTTCTAATTAAATCTACATTTACAATTAAATCACCATCACCAGCTCTAAAATTTGTCAATTTTATAAATTTGCTCATAACTCACTCCTAGAATGGAATTCCATCGTCAAGGCTATCACTGTGTTCAGCCATCGCACTTAATGGCTCTGGTTTAGCTTTACTTGGTTTTGCTTGTTTATGCTCATCTTGGCGACCGCCTAGCATCTGTAAGTTATCGCCTTGAATTTCTGTGGTGTAACGGTCTTGCCCGTTGCTATCTTGCCATTTACGGGTCTTTAATCGCCCCTCAATGTAAACTTGTGAGCCTTTATGTAGATATTGGCCTGCGATTTCTGCCAATCTGTGATAAAGCACGATGCGGTGCCATTCTGTCATTTCTTTACGCTCGCCAGTGTTTTTATCTGTCCAGCTTTCACTTGTTGCCACTGTGATATTTGCTACTTGTTTACCGGTTTGCATTGTGCGAATTTCAGGGTCATTTCCTAAAAAGCCCACAATGATTACTTTATTAATTCCAGCCATATTCACTCCTAAAACTTAAATAATTCATCAAGCTCACGGAATAACCATTCCTCAGCATCTTTTAAACAACCACAAGCAATCGCATCTTTATCATTTAAAACTTTTCTATAAAAAAGATACGCCTCTTTTAACCCTTTTAATTTTTCGTCCATTAGCTCATTTCCTTAATTAATTGTTGATAGTATTCTTGAGCGGCATTTACTCGCTCTTTGATTTCTTCGATAATTTTGTCATCACGCTTAACCGTAACGGTTGTAATACGTTTTGATTGAGGTATTTGCTCCACCAAATCAATGTACCGTGCCGGGTCGTCATAGCTTGATAATTGCTCGTATGGAGTAGGCAATAGAACAAAGTCAATTTGAGCTTCTTCGCAATCCCATAGCCACATATAACCTTGCATTTGGATTGTATAACCAGCTTTTTTGGCTTTTTCTTCTGCCTCATCAATGAAGAATGGATGCGATCCAATATCCCACGAGCATTTAGTATCAATGATTAGCTTTCTGGTAGGAACGTAAATATCACATTCACCAGTAATCCAATCATTTTCCCGTCTTTCTTCGTTTTTCTTTAACGCTAATCCACGTTTGCGGCCACTTAACTTAATAGCTTGTTCTTCGAGTGCGATGCCTTTTTCGGTGTACTTGTTACCCTCAAAATCTTGATAGCCAAACAAGTCATATTTAACTATCTTTCTCACCGCACTTTTAGCAGTGGCAGATATACCGCCACCGCTTTTAGGTTTAACCATTAAATCAGCAAGCCCATAGCATCTAGCTTTCAGCTTGTACATTTCCATTTTCAAGCGCCTCTAATTCCGCAATTTGTTCTTGACTAAACTCATAAGCTCCGCTATCGCACAAGTCTTGTAGAGTAGTTTCACCGTTGATAATGCTTTGCTTGCAGTTATTAAACGTTTCATCATCTACAACCGTTACAAAGCTCGCATCTTGAATATTGTCTGCGTAGTTGAATTCTTGATTTTCAGCATCTTTCACAACTGCTTGATCGGCTAATACTGCTTGTTGCATTTCAACCGATAACGGAGCTTGTTTTGATAGCAATAACTTCATCACGGTTTTTAATGCCATAGCCTCGAAGTTGTCAGCCCAAACGCTTGTTGCCCATTGTCCTTTTGCTTTCTTGTCAAGGTAAGTGCGGTAGGTTTGAGAATAGCGTTGTGCGTGTTGATCAATTTCCGCCTCCGTCATATATAATTCAGCAGTAAAGCTATTTAACAACTCGAAGTAAGCATAATATCCAATAGGCTTTTCTTCTTGCGTTGGTTTTTGTTTCCAGTCAAACACATAGCCATTAATTGGATCTTCTTCGATTAATTGCTTTTCATACACTGGCACAGCGACCAATCTTTTAAACTGCCCAGAACGTTGAGCAAGTTGAATTAATCCTTTGTAACCAAGTTGGAATTGAGCCTCTACTTTTCGCTCTTTGTTATTCCTAAAAGGTACGATATAGGCGAAACCTAGCCCATTTTGAAGTGGCGGGTTAAGCGTTGCCGCCATACAAGCCGCATTAAAAATACTTGATGGCTCTGCGGTTCTAAGTAGTGCGTTACTGTTGGCAATCTGCATCACACTTGTCGCAAAGGTTGCTGAATTTTTTCCAATTAATTGCTCGACTTTAGTCTTAATAATAGGGTCATTAAAAAGCTCCCGAAGTGTTTTATGCTTAACGGGAGCTTGTACTTGTTGATTTTGATTTGTCATTTTGTTTCACCTTTATTGGCTAATCATTAAGGATATATCCTTTCCGATAATCCTCTTCTAGCTGTTCTAATCTATCTTCTGCCATAGCGGTCAAGATTTTAATTCGCATTTCTTCATAGTCAGTGCCAAGTGCGACCGCTTTAAGAAATTCATCATCTTCAAACATCTTTTCGCTAAAAGCACATAATGCATCGCTATCGTTGTTAGCAATATCTTCTTTGATTGCCTCTATTTCCATTTCTACCACTCGATTGTAGTCATCTTCTTTGCTGCACTGTCTATCCCATTTATTGAACTCTTGGCGTTCCCAATCCGCTATTATGCTCATTTATCAGCACCTCAATTTTTCCAAAGTATTCTGTTAATTCGTCAAATGTAGAAATCAAAGCTCTTCGACCTTGCCACACTACATCTTTAGGCGGTGCAAGCAGTCCACTATGAACTACGCTTTGTTTTGTATGTAGGTAAAACTTAAATTGGCGATGCAAATCAGCACTTGAGAAGTAAACCTGTCTTTCATCTTCTGGCTGACTTAATCTTTGCTTGCTGTAATCCTTAAACAACTCCAAATATTTAACCCAAGACTTCATCATTCGAGTTCTGCCAGCCTTTTTCATCTTGTCGCTAGTTCCTTTAGGCTTTCTTTGTTTCTGCCCGTATAGCGGCAATCTAACCTCGTTCATATTGTTAAAACGCTCAATTTGTCTGTTAATTAACAAGATTGCATTTTGTTTTGAGCGTTGCGGATAGGTAGAGTGATTAACCACGCCATTAATGATTAGACTTGCGATAAAAAAACCGTTTTCCGTTTCTTTAATCTTGATTTCTGATGTGTATCTAATTCTTGGCATCGTCTAATTCCTTTTGTTTGATATTTGTGTATGCCATAGCCTCTTGTTTAGCTGGCTCTGTAAGATTTGATTGGTATTGTCCGTGTTCGGCAATCCATTGAATTCTTGCTTGTTCACGCTCTAATGCTGTTGGTTCACTTGCAAAACAATAGGAGATTCCGCCAATCAAAAAGGCGATAAACATCGCACAAGCAATCTTTGCTAAAGGGCGTGTGATTTCTGCGAATACATCAGTAAATTTTTCCATTTTTTGTTTCCTTTTTAGTCGATTTAGTGAATTTTGGGTGTGAAAATCCGCCGCACGGATTTCTTGAGGAAAAGTGCGGTCGGATTTTCCGTTGTTTTAGAAGTCGATTTTTGCGGCTTTTGGATTAAAGCCTCGCAAGTGTTTTAATACACGCCAGTTTGTCATTGGGTCGATGTTAAAATCGCTTGTGATGCGGTTTAAAATTTGATTGGTTGAACGTAACACGCTTAAATATTCGTAAGCCTGTCCGTAGATTTGCGAACTCATATTTGAGCCTAAAACGTTAAAGGCTTTTTCAATATGTTGGAAAGTGCCGACACCACGTTTGAAAGCAAACCATAACCAAGCAAGCTGTTGAAGTTCATACTCGGTAAATTCAAAACTGAATTTCTTTTCAGGTTCTGGCAAGGCTAACTGTTGCGGTTGATTGCGGTGCATTGCTAAGAACGCACGTAATACGATTAAGTGAAATTTTGGGCTAATCCACATTGCGTAGGACAGCACTAATTCTTCACAAGCGTAAGTGCCTTGGATATTTCGACCACGTAAAGTTTTAAAGATCAGATCTGATCCTTGAGCTTCTTTTTGAACACCAGATTTGGTGTTCATCTCATTTTTCATTTCAGAAATGAGTTCTTGAGTACTTTCATTTCTCATAAAACGAAATGGCGAATGTTTATCTAAGCCTCCACTGGCTTGATGAAGATCGTTTAATGAATAAAGATTTCCGTATGAACGAATGGAATTGTTAAGAATGGTTAAATTAGTCATTTTGACTACTCCTGTTAGATTTTCTGAAATTGACCAGTTCTGACACTGGTGCCGAGAGGTTCAGAACCCTCCTAACAGGTTAAGGGTGGACGTATTCCCCGAAGGTATTGTATTAGTCGCCCTCTCGACTTTGCGAGATTTCGGCATAAAAAAAAGACCGCACTTTTGGCGATCCGTTTACTACCGCCTGTTAGAGAAAAGGTTCTGACACCTTGAGGCGAATAGTAGTATAAGAAATTATGGTTGTCAAACAGATTATTCAATCTTAAAAAATCCCTCTAGAGGCCAAAGTGTGAAAGCAGCTAGGGGCTAACCAATCTAAAAGGAGATTTTTTTATTATGAAAAACGCTGTTCCCAGCTAGAGCCGCTCTCGTTGTCAATTATTCATTCAAGGAGATTGGACGATGCTTTCGCACGTTTGAAAGCGGCTTTAGATGGAGGCTCTTTTGGGATTTGAACCCTTGCGTCATTTTCCAAAGTTGCATTAACTAATTCTATATCTGTGTATAGGGTGTCGGTTTCTACAACCAACTCAACAAAGAGCCATTTCAAAGCACACTTCTCTCTATCATTCGCAGAGGTTTCACAAGCCTCTGTGTCTCTGTACTTCAAATGTGCTTTAGAATGGCGCCCCATACAAGATTCTAACTTGTAACCTATTGCTTAGAAGGCAATTGCTCTATACGATTGAGCTAATAGGGCATAACCGATCCGTGGGCTTGTTACCATCTCCCCGACCGAACTCATATCCTCTTCGGGATTGCTTAGAGATATAAACAGCGCTGCCCTTGATTCGCCAACCGCCTCTTTTCGGTTAAACACGCGACACAGTTTTCTGCTTGGGGGTTACTCGACTTAAATCAGCCGATAATTTATATCCCGCATGAGACCAAATTGTCTAAAACTCAAAACAGGTTAATGATGAGCGCCTTTCTTTATACTTGTAAGGCTCAAGTCCTCTTGTATGCGACTACAACGAGGAATATAATGCTCTCTGCGACTACAATTTAATCAGAGGAACATCATGGAAGAGTACGCCAAGTTACTTAATACCATACTTACCAAGGTAGTTTTTAATCACATGACTATGTTCTTCGTTTTCTTATTTATTGGCTTTACGTTCATCCCGCCAGAATTAACGTTGTATCTCAACTCTAAAACACCGGCATTCTTTCCTGATTGGTTCACTCTTGCCAATTTTGGTTCTTTGATATTTGCGTTGGTTTCTACGATGATTTGGATTCTTATTTCTAATGCGGCCAAATCAATTTTTTCAAAACTGCGTGAATCATTAAAAACTAATTCAGAGCAAGCTAGATTAATCAATCTACTTCATAATTTATCACCAGAAGAGCAATATGTTCTTGCAATGTCCTGCCTTAATGAGCGAATTATTTTCCCGGATGACAGAACTCAGTTAGCCATTGAAAAACTCTTGTCAAAAGAACTTATTTCGCACGGCTGGACTAATGATAAATATGAGTTAAATCCACTTATTCGCAATGTTGTTCTTGCTGAGCTCGATAAGAGCATGAATTCCCATCATTAACCTGTTTCAAATTTTTAAAGAGCATCGAGATATTTGTTTATGTGTATCTCGTTTTGATGGCCTTATGATATAAGATATCTTATGCACAGTAAAGTGATTTCTTATAGGCGCTTATATAAAATCTATAAATATTCTTATATTTGATTGATTTTTAAAAAAATAAATTTTCAAGAAATGTGTTTGATCGCTTATTTTTTAACCAGCCACAAAGTAAAGTTCGTGTTTTGAAGTGTATTTTTGTGATTTTTGCGATGCTGATCGCAAGTTTTGGTGGCGATAGTTGGTTTAAATTGAGGTTGGTTTATTATGACCCTGCCGATAAGGAGGGCGAATTATGAAAAAAGAGTTTAAAAAATGGCTAATCTCGCTGAATTGCGAAGGGATTAATAGCTTAGGGATTAATGAGATAGTGTCGCGCGTAGATGAAGAGTTGAGGATTGTGCGCGCTAATGAGCAGGAGAGGATTGTGCTAGAGGAGTTGATTGCGGAGTTTAAATGTTAATAAAAAAACCGCCAGAAGGCGGTTTGTTTGTCAAATAGAGGATTATTTTTTCTTGTCGTGTTTAACAAGCGCTTTGTGCGTTTTCTTTATATTGCTCTTAATCCTGTTTATTTTATCTTCGGATAATTTTAGGTTTTCCGGTGCAACGCCGGTGTTTTGGATCATTACATTTCTTACCGATCTACCAACTGTTTCCGCGGCATTCTCAAGATTTTTTTGCCCATGAATATTCTGATTTCTAATTTTGGCTTCGGTTTGGGTAATGCGGAATATGTTTGCTGCTAACTCTTCATTATTCATAAAATCAAGTAGAGAACCACCTCCCTCAAACAACCCTTTCTTGTTTTTTAAAGCACGGATGTTCATGTTATACATTCCACGATAACCAGCATTTTGGAATAATGCGTAATCTTCCACTCCGTGTCTATGGGCTACATGACTTAAGGTTTTCTCTCGATCTGAAATATCACCACGTAAGTAAACGCGCTCCACTTCATCAGGGCTTTGGCAAACAGAATGTATTTCTGCGGCAAGTTGAGCAAAATAAGCCTGCGCTGCTGCAACTTTAGGATTGCTTATATTGCCATTCATTACTGTTAGATAACAGGCAAACCGGGTGAGTTTTAAGTCGTTATCAAGGTTTGGGGATTTTACCTGAATGAAATTTTCAATAATTGGAATATTGAGGTTATTGCAAACAGCATACGCTTTGTTAATAGCTTTAGTTATAGCTGTCATGTCGGTGTAACCTAACATCATAGCCAATTCGGAAGCGTACCAATATGTAATGCCATTTTCTTTGGCAAAATCATCAAAGGTGAGTTCGTTTCCGTTTTCAAAAACTAATGCAAGTTGTGTCATACTGGAGTTAAATTTTTGGGACATTTTTAATGGTTCCTTTATTCTATCACAAAAGTGATTTGAGTTATATTTTTATTGTGCGCGGGCAGAAAACCGCCCATATCTAGATAATATCTGTTAGGCTGCACCTTGAATATGGAGCAGGGTAATTAGCATTATTCATGTATAACCTATTGTTTTATTTATAAAATAACCATGCAGGGAACTTGCTTGCGGTATCATTACAAATAACTTCTACGCTCAGCCGTTACAACAACACCGAGTACCAAAACACCTTACCAATCACAGAGACTTCGTTTAGATCGGCTATTTCGTCGTCGTACTCGTCTGTGTTATAGCTGCGGATTTTTATTTGATTGTTTGGCATATTGTAGAGCAGTTTAATCCGCAATAGCCCGCCGTGGTTAATGGCATAAATGCTGCCGTCACGAATGGTTTTATTGCCTGTATCGATGCCGACGGTCGCGCCGTTTGGAATAACTGGCTCCATTGAATTGCCGTCTGCTACCACGCATACCGCATTTTCATACTGCACGCCTTGCCGTCTTAATGTGGCGCGTGAAAAGCGCAGTTTGAAGTTGTTGTAATCCATAATGTCATCAGCAAAACCATTTCCAGCGGCTAAGCGGATTTCTTGGAAAAGCGGAACTTCTACCTCGTCATCGTTTAATGGCGTATTGCGATCCCATAAATCAAATGAACCTGTTTCGGCTACGTTTGATTCTATTTGAGTTTGTGATATTTCTCCTGTGCCATTCAAGAGCCATTCCGGAGAAATTTTCAAAGCCTTGGCTATTTGTAAGCCATTTCTAGGGCTTTTTGTAACTCCGTTCAAAATATTACTGATCGTTACTTGTGATGTTCCGGCTAATGCGGCTAATTCAACTTGGTTTTTACCCATTTTGTCCATTGCAAACTGCAATCTTTCAGCAAGTGTATTCATAAAACTCTCCTTAATCGCCCAATCCTATAAATAAACTTATATAAAATCAAATAAGAAATACTTTACAATGTATAATGTATCTTATATTATGTATAAGAATTTTAATTAAAGGTGGACTATGAAGAACGAGGCAATCGAAAAAGCAATTTCAATTTGCGGTTCTCAGGTAAAGCTAAGTCAAGAATGCGGAGTTTCTCAGGTTTCCGTCAGCTTTTGGCTTAATGGTGGCGGTATTAACGCTAAGTATATCCCGCGAATCGTTAAGGCTACAAAAGGCAAGGTTACTGAAAAGCAGATTTTACATTCCTTAGCAAATTTAACTGACAACTAATTTACTCATATTGGCGCAAAAGAAAACCATAAAAAAGGACGGGAAATTATGGCAATGAAACAAACCATTATCGAGATGATAGAGAGAGTTCCAGGCGGCAAAAGTGCGGTGGCTGGATTCTTAGGATTTACTGAAAGCGAGTTGAATAATCGCCTATATCAAACAAAAGGCCAACGATTCAAAAATGAAGAATTGATTGCGCTGCAACTCGAGTATGGATGCACTGATTTTATCGAGGAGCTTTGCCGAAGTGCTGGTGGACATTTTGTACCGGCACCAGTCGCAAGCGAATTGGACTCGGTAGAAATCTCAACTTTACAACTGCGTGAACTATCCGCGCGTGGATTGTTGTTTGAGGCGTTAGAAAAAGCGCTGGCGGACGGTGAAATCACAAGCGCGGAAGAAGATTTGATCCGCAAATTATTGAACAAGCATTTAGCAGCAACACAACACTCAATCGAGTGCGTGATCTCGCTAAATAAACGGCAATAAAAAACCACCGCTGGAACGGTGGCTGTTTACACTCACAAGGAGTTAATTAATGAATCAATTAATCGTTATTGATAATACAAAAATTAAACAGGATAGTCAAGGGCGCTATTGCCTTAACGATTTACACCGTGCGAGCGGTGGAAATCCTACCCATGCACCAAGTCAATTCCTACGCCTAAAAGGCACAAAAGACTTTGTGTCGGTGCTAGATAACCACAATGCAAATCTGCATTCTGCTCTCGAAATCATCAACGGCGGAACAAATCAAGGTTGCTACGCCGTAGAAAAGCTAGTTTACAAATACGCTGCGTGGATTAATCCAGAATTTGAAGTAAAAGTCTATGATACTTTTGACAAGGTAGTAAAAAACAAATTACAACCAAATCAGACCGCACTTATCCCGCAATCTTTTTCTGAGGCGTTGATGTTAGCCGCACAATTACAAGCGGAAAAAGAGCAAAACGCACCAAAAATTGAAGCATTTGACCGTCTAGCAACCGCAACCGAGGGCGCGATGAATCTCACTAATGCCGCTAAACACTTACAAATGCAACCGAGAGCGTTTACCCAATTTTTATTTGCTCATGGGTGGATTTACAAGCGCACTGTTGGATCTGCTTGGATTGCTTATCAAGACAAATTGCAACGCGGTTATTTAGAGCATAAAGCGCACCCTGTCACACAACCTGACGGCACGGAAAAAATCTACCCTCAAGTATTAGTAACTGCAAGGGGTTTAGCCAAACTATCAACAATGTTAAACAAGGCGGTAGCATGAGTAACGAATCTAAATTTATCCCTAACTTTTTACAAGTGCCAAATGCCGTTATTGATGAACTACTGCCTGATTTAACCGGAGCAGAATTGAAGTGTTATCTGGTGGTCATCCGAAAAACCAAAGGCTGGAACAAGGAAAGCGACAATATCTCAATCAGTCAGTTCATGAAAGCAACTGGACTAAGCAATAGCGCAGTGATTAAAGCCTGTGAATCACTTGTTAAATACGGCTTGTTAATTAAACAAAATGGCGCAAGAAACACTGGCGTTTATGCAGTGAATTCTTACTCAAAAACCACCTGTGAAGAAAGTTCACCTGTGAAAAAAGTTCACAGCACCTGTGAAGAAAGTTCACAAGTCACCTGTGAAGAAAGTTCACACACAATAAACAATATTAAAAACAATATACAAAATACAAATAAAAAAAATACCAAAAAAAGCGTTTTGGAATTACTTGCTGATTTCGGTATCACTGGGCAACTTGCTGATGACTTCATGATCCATCGCAAGGCCTGTAAAGCACCAATTACCGGAACAGCACTGAAAGGCTTTCAGCGTGAGGCGGACAAAGCTGGAATATCTCTTGCCGAAGCAATCACAATATCCATCGAGCGTAATTGGCGTGGATTTAAATCCGAATGGGATTGGCGAGGGAGTGGAGTTATCCAGCGGCAACCTCAAAAAATGACTTTTGCCGAGAAAAACGCTCAACCGTGGAATCGCCCAGAAGATTGGGAAGGAGTTTTTTAATGAATCAAGTCTCAAGATTAAACGAAAAAACAACTCAACACGCACCAGTTACCGCGGAAAGATTGATTGATAGAGTGTTTGATCAACTTATCGCATCTTGTCCGACACTGTTATCTGTTCAACCAGAGCAACTAAAAATCTTAAAACAACAATGGATTCTTGGTTTTGCTGAAAACGGGGTTAAAACGTTTGATCAAGTTAAACGTGGAATGGCTGCTGCAAGATCTAAAACAAACGGATATTTGCCAAGCGTTGGCGAATTTATTTCTTGGTGTAACAACTACAACAACCACGAATTAGGATTGCCAACGCTGGAAGAGTTAGAGGCTAGACTTCAAAAATACTTTGGTTATGCGAAAGAGCCACACAATTTCAAATTCCGTTCGAGAGCAGAGTATTACTTGCTTAAAACAATCTATGACGGTTACGGGAAAAAGAAATGGGAAGATTGCCAAAAGGCTATGCCAAAAATCCTTGCTGAAGTAGCCGAAAAAGTGAAAACAGGCTTTGAGTTTCCGCAAATTCCAGAGCTACTAGAGCAAAAGCCAAAAGTTATTCCGCCAGAAGTATCAAAAAACGGTGTAGCAAAGATTAAAGAGATTATGGGGATTGCGTAAATGACAGAGCAAAAATTTGATAAAGACACTTGGCGCACACCTAAATATGTATTTAATTGGCTAGATGCCAGATTTAACTTTTTCGTAGATGGGTGCGCCAACGAGAACAACGCATTAACACCAGATTACATTGGCGAGAAGGGTATTCATCATGATTTTTTAAGCGTTAGTGCTAAGTTTTTAATGGATACCGTTTGTTGTAACTCGGTTTATGTAAATCCGCCTTATTCAGATGTGACTCCATTTATCATTAAAGCGAAAGAGTTAAGAGATGCTGGATGCCTTGTAGTCATGTTGCTCAATAACGATAAATCAACACAGTGGTATCAAAAGTATATTCACAACGTGGCAAATGAGGTGATTGATATTACAGGTGGCCGAATTGCATTTCTTCACCCGATAACCGGTAAGGAAATCAAAGGAAACTCAAAAGGGCAAATGGTCGTAGTGTTTGATCCAACAATGGAAGACTATGTCACACGTTCAATTAGCCTTGATTTTATTAAAAAGGTTGGTGGATATAGCAAATGAGTTTTGAAGAACATAACAATCGCAAGAAAGCGAATAAGTTTGCTGAATATATTACGGGCGAATCTCTTCGCCGATATTTGGCTGAGAAAGTCGAGAAGTACTTAGGTAAAAATCCAAGTGTTTTTGATGGTGCAGCAGGCAGTGGACAGCTTGAGCAGTATATTAAACCTAGTGAGTTCATTGCGGTGGAAATTCAGTCGGAATCATGTGCGGCATTGGAAAATAATTATCCAGATGCTGAGATTCATAATACGAGTTTTTTCTTGTATCAAAGTGAGCCAAAAAGTGATTGTGTTGTAATGAACCCTCCATTCTCACTTAAATTTAAAGAACTTGCCGAAGAAGAAAAGGATGCTATTCAATCGGATTTTCCGTGGAAAAAATCAGGTGTACTTGATGATGTTTTTATGCTGAAAGGATTAGCCAATGCTCATCGTTTTGGGTTTTTCATTATGTTCCCAGGTATTGCCTATCGAAACACCGAAAAAACACTCCGTGAAGTTATTGGGAATCAATTAGTCGAGTTGAATTTGATTCAAAACGCCTTTGAAGATACGCCAATTTCAGTGCTTTTCTTGGTGGTTGATAAAACCAAGTCGAATAACAAAACATACCGTGAATTGTATGACTGTGCCACGAATAAAATAATTAATGCTGATGAATGGTTAATTAATTCTGATAAATGGGACACGGTTTCACCGCCAGAGCCGCCAAAAGAAAAAGTAGATCCAATGAAATTAGAGTTGATGTCACAAGCTCAATTAAAAGAGCAAGTGAGAACTCAAGTTCAATTTAGCCGTTTGGTATTTGATTTGGAGCGTTGGCCTAGAAAAGATTTTGAGAAATTTTGCGATGATCTTTGCGATGTTATCCAACACGAGAAAAAAGAACCAGGGCTACCTCCATTAGGGATGATGCTATGAGCCAATACAGACAATTCTTTCTACGTTCAAACCAAGTGCGGTTGAATTGCATTGAGTTTATCAAAGATCTGCCAACGGACGATAAAAAGCCGTTGGTTATCAAAATCCAGCCGATGACACGCTCACTTGAACAAAACAGCAAATTACACGCACTACTAAGCGATATTAGCAAGAACGCAACATGGAATGGCGAAAAACTAGATGTTTATGCTTGGAAAAATTTATTAGTTAGTGCGCATTCTATAGCCACTGGCGGACCATCAAAGATTGTGAGAGGTATTGAGGGTGAAGTAATAAATCTACGAGAAAGCACCGCTCAAATGAGCGTAAAGCGATTAGCAAGTCTTATAGAGTACGTTCAATCGTGGGCGGTGGAAAACGATGTAATTCTTAGTGATGGCTGGAGGCACTAGATGAGAGAAGAAGTAGCCTTAGCAGTAGTTCTTTTCGTGGTTGTGTTTGTGATTATTTGTTTTATCAGTGGAGCCGATGATGAGTGATAAAGAGTTAAAGATTTTAATTATTGGGTACGCTTGCGTTTGTGCGATTGTAATTATTCTAACCGGCAAATGGTGGTAGATATGGCTAAACCTAAGGAAACAAAATGCAAAGTATGCGGTTGTTACTTTGTCAAAACAATAAGCTCAATGCAGAAAGTCTGCTCGCCTAAATGTGCGATAGCGTTATCAAAAGAGCAGGCGAGAAAGAAACGGGAGAAACAAGACAAACAAGAGCGGTTAGAAACCAAGAAAAGAATGACCGCACTTAAACAAAAAATCAAAAGCCGCTCCGAGTGGTTAGATGATTTACAAAGCTGGGTAAATAAATTCATCAGATTAAGGGATAAAAACGAGCCTTGTATATCTTGCGGTCGTTATCATCAAGGACAATACCACGCAGGGCATTATCGAAGTCGTGGAGCCTGTCCAGAGTTAAGATTTAACGAGGACAACATCCATAAACAATGCGCCCCTTGTAATAACCAAAAGAGCGGAAACGCCATAGAGTACAGAATAAATCTAGTTAAGAAAATTGGTATTGAGCGAGTAGAATTTCTTGAACGACAAGACCATCCACCATTAAAACTAACAATCGAAGAAATCAAAGAGCAAATTAAAATCTACAAAGCCAAATGCAAGGAACTAGAGAATGAATAAATTCAGCGAACTACCAGAGCTAGATTATGACCAAGTGCAATTCGTTGACAACAGAATGTATTCTTGGGGTAGCTGGATTAATAGCGGAAGATTAGACAAACCAGAGCTAAACATTCTCTACAAGTTAATGAAAAGCGTAGAGCCACAAGACGAGCCAAGCAGTGCAATTTGTGATGATGAATTAGGAATGATGATTAGTGAGCAAGTGGAAATGTTTTTCAAGAAATACGATGAGCGGATGCACTTCATTCTTTTCTCGTATTATGTTCATAGATTAACAGTGAATAGAATAGCCACAAAACTAAGAGAGCGTGAAGAACCTCAATATATGCAGCCTTGTAATGGTAAGCGTGACATTAGAATTCCCTGCTTAAAAACCTGTAAGCGTAGAGTTGAAAAAGATTTAATCTTAATGAAATCGATTATCTACGACATTCTAATCAAGATTGAAGTCAAATTAGCAATAGAGAGCGAGAAAAGAAAAAATATTAAAAAAATCCGATTTATATATTGACATGCTTGTCAACTTGTCCTATCATAATCATATACGGTGGTCGTAGTGTAAGTGGTGAACACCGAAATAAATTTTATATAACCCTGATCGGAAACGGTCGGGGTTTTTTATTATCCAAACACCAAGCTCATGTTTACACATGGGCTTTTTTATTGCCCCGCAAACAAACAGCGAGGTGGAGTATGAGAATGTTAAAAGACGCAGGGAATCAAAGTATTTTTTGGTCTGGCTTTGGCGCATTCTGGGCAATGTATTCATTCCAAGAATGGCTAGCTATTTTTGGTTTGATTATTGGTTTAATCAGTGGTCTCGTTAATATGTACGCTAAATGCCAAGAGGGCAAAGTAAGAGAGAACGAAGAACGCAGAGCGGAAGAAATGCATCGGGCGAGAATGAAACTATTAGAACAGGGGCTTGATGATGGTGTTAGGGAAGACTAGAAAAGCGCTTGGTGCTTGTTCCGTTATTGCGGTTATTGGGATTATGTATTCTCAATTTGGCGGAGAGCTAAGATTAAGCCCTGCTGGAGCTGAGATAATCGGTAATGCCGAGGGTTGTATGGCAACTCCATATAAATG